TTACTATCTGTAGTCATATTACGCCTCCTTCACGTGTTTTGCGTACTCTTCGAGCGGCACACCAAGTTTTTTTGCGATAGCTACCTGTGAAGGTGTGAGTCTCACAGTGCGGCGGCCAGAAGCCGTTTTTCGTGCAACCGAAGCAACTTTTTGCTTTGGCTTGTTCACATCCCCTCCGTCAGAGAACTTATGGGGAAACTCTTTTCTTATACGTTTATCTACTTCAGTATAATACTCATCGGACCTTGGGTCAAACCCTTCTTCCATTAAGTTATTATGTATATCATAAGCTGTATAAGTCATAGCATTATCGTTACCAAACCACTCATTTTTAGATGCCCAAGCATTTGCTTTAGGATCAGGAGGAGCTTGTTCAGCCGCAGGTTGATTATTTACTACTGTTTCAATATCTTCCTTTGGTGCTTTTTCTATTTCAGCTTTTCTTTGTAAAGCTTTAGCTTTTGATACTTTTAATCTTTCATCTTCAATAGTTAAACGAGCTATTTCTTGTTGAGCAGCAACTTGTTTTTCTACATCCTGTGCATTAACGGCTGCTTCCATTGCTCTTTTAGCAAATTCTTTTTGATTGGCTAAAGCTTTTTCTCTTTCAACAAGCATAGAGTCATTTTGAACTATATTTGAAGATTTAAGTTTATCTGATTCTTCTTTTACTTTTTTAGCGTAATCAATTGCTGCTTGTTCACGTCTTTCAGCTTCACGCATTTTCTTTGTGAGCTTATCAATACGTTTTTTGACACCAACGCTATATTCTTCTAACTCTTCTTCTTTATTTTCTACAACAGGTGTATCTGTTGTTTCTTCTTGAACTTCTACAACAGGTGTATCTGTTGAAGTTTCTTTAACAGAATCAACTTTATCCTCTTTAACTTCTATATCTATAGATTCTCCAGATGTATCTATTGGAACCATCTTTTCTGCTTTATTCGTTTGTACTTCTTGCATAGAATTCTCCATGTTACATTAAATTAGCTGGCAAAATATCTCTTGGATCTTCGACAACTGCCAGTACTTCATCGTCGTTGATTATACGAAGCTCACCACCATCAATGCTAAGTCTAGCCCCAGCATATTTTGTAATGATAATCCAATCGTCTTTTTTACACCATGCACCATTAGGAAATTTATCTTTATCTTGATAAGCATCAGGACCTACGGCAATAACTTTACAAATATTAGTAGCAATCGAAGCTTGTTCAATAGCAGTATCTGTAAGAATTACACCTCCTGCTGTTTTACCTTCAAGTTTCAAAGGAAATAAAACAAGACGGTATCCTGTTGGCTTAGGTACTTTTTCTATATCTTTCTTTTGTTTCTCTTTTTTCTTGCCATCCCAAATATGTTTTGGCATGATTAGTTTACTTGCTGTCTTATTCATCTTCTAGCTCCGTTTTTCTTAGCAGGTCCGTGAGTTCCTGTTCTTCTTGTTTTAAAGCATCTAACTTACCCGTTAAATACCTATAATCTGACCAGTCTTTGGCCAATCCTGTTAATATAGCTTCTTTTACTTGCTCTTGTCTAGCAATTAATTGTTTTTTGTAATATGTAAAAAAGTTTTCTAAGCGCATGATTTCATTTGGTCAGCCAATTTTTTGCAACGATTTGGAGTTTGTTTATTCCATTTCGAGTCGAGCATCTCGTAACTCGCGCCAATAAAATTGCTTTCCTGCAGGGCCTTCCACATATTACGAAACTTGGAAACCCCTGATTTCCCAAGTTGAAATACCATTTCGGTGATGGTATGCTGTGCAGTTGTAGGCAAGTCTCTTACATCAAATTCTTCCATAAGTTGTCTTGCCATACCTATTGCTTTATTTAAATCTTCATCAAATACTTCTTGTAATTCTTCTTTAGTATATGTTTTACCATCTTCAAAATTATCTTCATGTACTACTTTATGACCCCAACCTATTGTGCGAAATCCTTCCGTGTCTATGTATACGTGATCTCTAAATCCTTCAGATAATTTTACTGAACCAGCTAATTCGTCGTATGTCATGTAAATATCTTTGTTGTAGGTCTTTTATTTTTTAGCATTCTTCCAAAACCTCTTGGTTTAACCTCTATATAACCTCCAACGTTCTTTTTTACAATCTTATTCCCATGTTTTTTAGCAAATTTTTTTGCTACCTCCAACGTTCTTTTTTACAATCTTATTCCCATGTTTTTTAGCAAATTTTTTTGCTACTTCTGGTTCATTTGCATATAGATATGCTCTTTGTTTTTTAGAACGAAACGGCATTAGCGCATCGCTGCTCCATAACCTCTTAATGCTAAACCACCTGATCTTGCTTTAAATGTCTTTACATTAGTTGGTTTACCACCAGGATTACCTGCTGCTCTTTTTCTTTTTACTGCACTTGTTTTTTGAGATTTACTCATTCTTGCTGCTTTTGCAGCAGGAACACATTTTGGATAACCTTTTCTTTTTTCGCCTTTACTTCTTCCACATGGTTTGTAGCCACCTCCTTTTTTAGGAGCACCTATGTCGACCCACTTTTCTTTTACCCAGTCACGTAAAGACATTATGCCCTTTTAGTAACTTTACGTCTTTTCTCCATTACAGCACCACAACCTTTAGCTATGCCACCTTGATTATAGTTAGACATTTTTTTTCTTTTTTGTGAGAGTCCATTGAAATTAATTGAACCACCTTTAGCTTTTGATTTTACTTTTCCTGAGCATACTGCACTAGCATACATATTAGCATATGCACTTGGATATACATCGTATTTTCTTTTAGCTGCCTCTTTACCTTTTGCACAAAGTTTACCCATTATTTTGCTATTCCAAATCCACGTTTAGCTATTCCACCGCCTCTATGTTTAGCAGGTCCACCTTTTTTTCTTTTTACAGGGTTATAGCCTGTTATACTTTTTACAGTAGGGTCTTTAGAGTATCCTCCTGGATTCATTCCTCCGCCCATAGAGCCTCCTCTTCTTTTTTTAATTACACCTCTACCAATTAAAACATCTTTTTTAGTTATTTTTCCGTCTCCACTTAAATCTTTCATTTTGTTAATCCTTTCGCCTTCTCGAAACTTCTCATTCCCGCTACGCCGAGCATTGATGTGACAATTGCTAGTAAGGGTCCAGTTTGAATTTCAGGAGCTGTTAAGTTTAACCCTGCAAACTTGCTATACCATTCTATGCAGGGAGATAGAATGAATTCAAACGCTAACGCAAGGCCTCCGATCCATCCTATGAATGGTCGCCAGCCAGCAACAAATATGCTGCGATGGCTGGCTTCCTTTGCATTAACATCTAATTGTTTTTCTGCAAGCTTTTGTTGAATGCGTTGCATTAAAATCTTTTTATCTAATTTCTCTTCTTCTGATGTATGAATCTCGTCGACTACTTTAGCAATGGTTTTTAAGGCTCCGCCTTTACCACCCAATAATCCACCGAGAACCTGAAACATTATGCTGCTCCGCCTGTCATCCAGCTAATTATCCAGATAACTATAATAGCTACGATAGCCGCCTTGATCCAGTCCTTCATTTTCCACTCTGACCACTCTTTAACGTGTGACCATAGATCTTTTAATAGGTTCATATAACCTCCTTTATTAAAGAAAAGAATTTATCTTATTTTATGACTAAAATAAACCTTTGAATGGTACTTTTTTAATTTGTACTTTACTTCTTTGTCCTTTTGGCCCAGCACCTAAGTTTTGATTGACCTTTGGTCCTTCCATAGTAGCTGAGTAAACGTCTGCAATTGATGTTTTATTTACATGAGGACCTGCATAAGGATTCATGTCTTTTGAAACAGTCATTTTTGCATTCGGATATAGTGAACCATTTATAAATTTTGGTTTTGGATTGTTTAATGCCATGTTATCTCCTAATGTATAGTAGGTTTTATCACTTTAATAAAATCTACAGCGTTATTGTCAAATAAAGTATTACCTTCTACTTTACCAAGCTCATCATGGTAAATAAGAGTAGCTATACTCATCATTGCTCCCCCTATTAGTAACCTATCTTCAGAGGATTGTGAAGATTTTTCCACAATATTCATAAGCATGTCAAAAAAACCAGTTAGTTTATCCTCTGCAGTTTGATTTTTAATTATCAAAACGTATATTCCTTTGTTCATCTATTTTTTTAGGGTCTTTTGCTTTTTTCAAATTAACATTAGCCCGTAATTGTGCAATATCTTCTTGAGAATCTATCTTTTCACGCGTTAACTTTGCATTTTGTTGAATTCTTTGTTGGTCTATACCTAATCGACCAGCATCCATAGCTGCTTTTCGCTCTAAATCCTCTGCTTTTATGTTAATTTCTTGTTGTTTTAGTGCAACCAGTGGATCTTGACCTTCTGCTGCTAATATTTCTTGCTCTTCTGCTACCATTTCTTCAGTCATCAGTGCAATTTTCTCTGCAACTTGTTGTTCAATCTCTTCTTGAAGTTTTGCTTGCAGTTCAGGAGGTAGTTGACCACCGAATTGAGCAGCTTGTTGCTCTATTGCTGGACCCATTTCCTCTTCAACTTCTTCTCTAGCCTGTAATCCTATGTGTTCTACAATATGACCTTGTAAAATTGCCATCGTAGGTGGGTTATTTTTTACTAAATACGAAGACATAAACGCTCTGTGTGCATCTATGTGAGCTAATTGATTTTGATTTCTAAATGCTACTAGAGGTGCATTACGTAACGCATTTGCATTTTCTACTGAAGGATCAAGTGGCTGTGGTTCAGCAGGTGCTGGTAAGATAACATCAATATCTTTGACACCTAATGCTTGATACATTCTTCTGTATGCTTCATACATATTATGCGAAGCAGGATCTGCTTGTGCTAATTGTAATTGTGTTTGTGCCAACGTAACACGTTGAGACATAGAAAAAATGTTTGGATCAGAGACAGGAATAATATCAATCTCTGGGCTAAAGTCTTCTGCTTTTAAACTTGGTGTTGCATTTGTTCCAACTTCATACGGATAGAAAGGCGGTAACGACTCAGCAAATATTTTTGCTAATAACTTAAATTCTATTTTTTGTGCGTAGTGTAGTCTTTTGTGAATAGCACTCATGACTCTCGCACCACGTTCCATCAACGCCATGGTTGTTCCAACAGGTGCGTTTGCTGCTACGCTGTCACCAATCTTTTGATCAGCAATGGCTGCAAATCTAGTTCCTGCTTCTACACAAAAACCTAATAATTGAAATAGCGTACCACTTGGTTCTTTGTAAGGTAAAGGTAATAACCCTTCACGCAAACTTCCGCCTGGTGCATCTACATCCCTGAACTCTCCTGGTTGGAGGGGAGTATCGTCGTCTTTAACTCGCAATCCGCGAGCCTTGAAACCCGCAGGGAGATTGGACAGTGTACCTGCATCAAGAAGTTGTCTAAGTGCTGCCGTGGCAGTTCTGGAGAGACCCCCGAGCATGTGAATAAGACCAAAGCCATAAAAGCTAAACCCAGGTAAGAACTTATAGTGTACAAAATACCTAATCTTGTTTTTATTTGGATCACCCTCTTGGTAGTTTCTGTAAATAGATAATACCTGCCCTGAGCCTTCATCAATTGTAACAATATAAGGAACTTTGATTCCATCTTCGCTGTCTACACCTTCTATGTTTAAGTCAACGTGCATCTCTAATAACTGATACAAGTTTTCTTGATAAGATTTCTTTACACCTGATATACGATCTTCTTTTTCTTGTAACCCTGTTTCTGTTGTCGATACCTGTAAATCTACATCTCTGTATAAACCAGATACCTGTAATTTTCTTATTTCATTTTCTGATCTTCTAATAACGTGTGTAACTCTTTCACATGATGGAAAGTCTGTTGTTTGATAAGGAACATACAAATCATCACTAGGAACAAATTTAGATACAGGTCTTTGTAAACCTTCATCGTAGTAAACTTTTTTAAATGCTGAACCAGATAATGGTAAGTAAAATAATAATGAATCTAAATCAGGATCATACTCTTCCATCTCGTAAGTAATTTGATAGTTCATGAAGTCTTTTACACGTTGTGCTTGTTCTTCTTTTTGTGTTGTTACTTGACCAAGGATTTGTGTATTAACAGGACCGCCTGGTGGTAATAATTCTTTGTAAGCTTGCGCTTGAAATTGTGTAATAGCCTCGGATAGCATTGGATGTGTCACGGAACTCGCACCTGTAAAAGGTTGTGTTCTTTCTTGATATTTAAATCCAAGAAGATCTAAACCTTTTTTGTATGTTTCTTCCCACTCTTGTCTTGATGATTTATCCTCTGCAAAAGACTCACGTAAATCATTAGCAATAACGCCAAGTTGATTGTCATCTAAGACTTCTGCTAAGTTCATGTCAAAAGTATTAGCTAGCATATCTGGCTGCTCACCAATTAATGCTGAACCATCATCCATCATTTCTACATTAGGGTTAGCTTCTGCTACTTGTATGTCTACAACGTTCTGTGCCATTTGTTCTGTTTCTTCCGCAAATGGTGGCGGGTTAGGAGTAAATCCGATAGGTCTGTCAATTGCCATTATGCTGCCTCAAATATATCAATTAATTCTGGAGTATACACAAGTCCTCCTTTTTTTCTATGTGTTTTATGTGGTAATAACATTTCTGGTGTAATCTTTACAGCAAAAACCTCTCCCACACCATCTACTTTAATAATCTTAAACTCAGAGTTATTTTCTTTTGCAGCACGTTTTAGTGCTTTTTCTAATACAGATGTGTAGTGTTTTCCTTTTGAATCAACACTGTCTGGTCCACCATAAAATTCTTCTGTGCCAATTCCTTTCATATCTTTAGTTCTTTGGTCAATAGGAGTAGATGTACCACCTGATTGTCCATATCTATTTTTTACAAATTTAGCTGGAGATACAGCGTACCATTCCGCTGCATCAGGAATCTTTTGTTGATATAAAAGATTTGCTGCTTTTGCTAAATCTCTTTTTACTAATGCTTCGCCCCACTCTGATCTATTTTTAAACGGCACGTTTGGATACAATTGTTTCATTGCTCCTTCGCTAATGGCTGTCTGTAATTCTTCTAGCATTTGCTTTTCTTTTGCCATAGCTTCATTAGCTTTCGTTACTAGCTCTTTATCTGGTCTGGTCCCTGCTGCCGCTAGGTCTTCAAATACTTTTTTGTTTTCTTGAAACTCTTTAACAAACTGTTGCATCTCAACATCTGATTTAAACAACGGTCTAAAAACTGTTTTGTTTTGCACATAAAATTCTGCTACTTCAGGATTGACATCACGTAACTCATCTTGATAACCAGCACGACTAATC